CTTTGCCTAATGAATCTAATATTTGTGCTGCTGTTTGTAATTGACCTTTTGAAACTGCTTTGTTAAATAATCTGACTCTCATTGCTTGAAGTCTTGGAAGCATATTTTCTCTATCTTTCTCCCAATCTTCGTTATTCCATTGCTTTACTCGACTCCAATCGCTCCAGGCTGAAGTTTCTGCAATGCCTTCAATCTTTGCGTGTTCTAAAACAAGCTGTCTTGTTGTTTTGCCTTCTAGTTGACGAGAATACAATCTTTGACTTCTAGCTTGGATATGCTCTTTTGTATTGCAAGCAAACTTAGAACGTCTTTTTCTTTTTTCTTGTTGTTGTTTCTGTTCTTCTGGGATAAAACCAGACATAAACGATTCAGCCACGGACTCAATCAGATAAGGTATTAATTGAATGATAACCTAGAA